GGTTACGGGCTACCTGATCGTAGTCATCATATTTATCCCTGACCTTTTCCTCACTGTCGGCATAAGCCTCCATGATCTCGGCTTGTTGCTTTGCGGCATCACGTTGGGCGACAAGTTCTTGGGCTTTCTGAAGTGCCAATGCTTGCGCATAATCTTCAGGGCTTGTAAAACTGTCAGCACTAGGTGCTTCCGCTGGCATAGACCTTAAGGTTTGCGTTTCCGCAGCTCTTGTGGCCTGATCTCTTTCCCATTTGCGCTGTTCTCTTGCGAGGCGCTTACCGATCATTGCGTCGATTTCAGCTTGCGTATAAGTTTTTTCCGCTGGCTGGTCAGTCTGCTCTGTCGATACTTCCGGCGAATTAACTTCGGGTTCAGGGGCAGCCGTTGCTTCCTGTTCCGGCGCGGGTACTTCCGCTAAGATTTCATTGTCCATTTTGATTCTCGAAGAATCCCTGGTCTACTGGGCCAGTACAGTTTACATATTACTGCAATTCTGCTTTGGGCGTCAACGCTTCTTTCAACATTCTGAAGAATGCGTCACGGCCAACTTGGATTTGATCGACATTGAACTTGGCACTCGCCAGCTTTCTGTCTAAATCCGCGACATGGTTGAGCAAGGTTTGTTGCTCGGGTGTCATGTCTTCAAATTGGTACTGAACGTCGTCGATTGTCACAGGGGTCTTTTCATTTTTTCCCATGATGTTTCCTTTGATGTGCTGCCGAAATCAGGCGACAGCTTCCTGTTTTACCAAGGAGTGCCAGAAGCAGTTACTGGTGCTTTCTGCAAAGCAATCTGAGCCGCCAGAGCATCTTCTGTGGCTTGTTTATTAACACCATTAGCCCAAACCCATCCAAGCACAATTTCTTGTGTCAGGTCAGCATAAGGCGTGTTAACTGTGCCATCTGCCCATGAGCAAGTGGAATAGATGGATGCTGTGTAGTCTCCATCTACTGCTGTGGCTTGCCAATGTGCTGTGGTTACAAAACCATCTGCTGTTTTGCGGTCTAGTTGTGAGATTGTCCAAGTGGTAGTCATGTTAGTTTTCCTTTAAAACTGTTTGGCAAATTTGCCGTGGTACAAGATTCTGGCTTCTTGGGATACAAGACCCGCAAGTTCTAGGTCTTTGTAGTAGCCAATGATTTTTGACTTGCCATTTTTCATCACACGAACAAGCCATGCCTTACTATGTTTATGCCATGAAACACCCGCATATCCTGATGTATTGCTTGCTATCTCACCACGATTGCATTGGTTTTCGCTTCTAGTGGCTTCACGCAAGTTCTCAATGCGGTTGTCTTGTCTGTCACCATTGATATGGTCAATTTCTTTTGGCAAATACCCATGCTCAAGCAAGAAAATCAGGCGGTGAACTTTGTGTGGTTTACCCATCCAAGTTACATGACGATAGCCAGTTTTGTGGATTGAGCCTACTTCCTGACCAACAAGATATTGCTTGTTAGAGTGCATGACTTTTTTCCAGTACAAATGACCATCCTTGTGGTCAAAGTATTCTGCGACTAATGCTTGATTCATTGAGCCTCCAATGTGGCAACACGCTGACGCAATGATTGCACAGTTTTAAGCAATACAACAGTTAAACGCTCGTATTGGAAGCCTTCAACTTCACCATCAGCACCACGAATGACAAGTTCTTCAAAACCTGCTTCTGCCGCTTCATCAGCAATTAAGCCCAAATGGTCTTTGGTTTGGTCATCATTTGCACACTTTGATTTATAACGAACAGGGCGTAACAAATCGATGTCCATTTCTTCAATGTCACGAATGTCTTGCTTGTATTTTAAAGCTGATGTGGAACGCAACAAATCGCCACCTGAAGCAATAGTCACATTGGCGGCACTAGCAGTTGTTTGAGGGTAAAAACCTGCGTATGTGTAGCCATCACTACGAACCCTAAACAATTCTGTATTTGCCGAATTTCTTAACGACAAGGCATTGGTTGAATTGTCTGTTGTGGTAGTTTTTGCATAAATCCGAGAAGCCAAATAATCGCTTGTATCGCCAACCAAATAGTTACCACCTGCGGTTAATGTAGCCGCCTGAGTAAAGGTGATAGCGTTTCCTGCTGTGCCTGATGCGGCTTGATTCCAAGAAAAAACGTTTGCTTCTATTCTAAAATCTGCGGCGGCCCCTGTGAATTTGTATTTATTACCACCTGAATCAAGAACAGTATTGGTAAAAAGGTCTATTCCATTTACATCTTGCCGAAAACCCAATGCACTTTGGCTATTAGCATCTCCACCTTCAAGAACCTTATAGTAAGTTCCACTCCAAGCACTCGGAGTAACTCCCAAGCCTAGATTGCCTGCGTTATCAACTGTAAGTTTTGTAGAAAAACTGCTTGCAGGGGTTTGAATAATAAATGAGCCACTTGTTGAATCATTGCCAATATATGTGGTTGCGCCTGAATTTGCTAATGCAAGAAAGACATTAGTCCCTGTACTTGTAAAACTTGCTGGAGTTCCTGCTGAACTCACAACACTTAGCTTTTGAGCAGGCGAACTTGTACCAATACCCAACCCTGTTGAGGTGAGGCGCATACCTTCTGCGGATGATGGAGAAAAAACTAAAGAGGTAGAAGCAGTAATTGCAAAATTGGCTGAGCCATCTAAAGAGATATTAGCCCTTGCACTTCCACCACCCGTACCTTCATAAAAGTTAATCAGGTTGCGAGTTCCACTTGTTCCTTCATTCTTTACAGAAAGTGCATAGTTTGCTGCTGTTGTGTTTGTAAACATAAAGCCCGCAGAGCCTGTGCTGTACACTTCACCAGACTGGCTAGATGAAGTTGTAACGGCAGTAGTTCCAACAAAAAATCTTGACCCATCAAACTGAAGCGCAGAGCCACTTGTCAGAACCTTTGAACCATTGAGATAGGTTACTCCGTTGGCTGTGCCTCCTGAGAGGGTTACAGTTGATGATGTGGTCAGGGTTGTAAACGAACCCGCAGCCGCAGTTGTGCCACCAATGGCAGGAGGTGCTGACAAATCAAGTGTGCCACCCAAAGTCAGACTGCCAGATGTGGTCACAGTGCCTGTCAAAGTCAAGCCGTTGACTGTGCCTGTACCGCCAACGCTGGTCACAGTACCACCACCGTCTGCCACCCACTCAAGGGCTGTTGCGCCTGAGTTAAGTTTCAGTGCCTTGCTGCCGTTGCCAGTGTAAGCAGGCAACAAGTTCTCAATGGCCGAGGCCGCTGTGGAAGCGTTTGTGCCGCCATTGGCAATGGCCAAAGTGCCGGAAAATGTGTTGCTTGAAAAAGCAATGGTTTTATTGGTCAGTGTGTCTGTTGTGTCACGGCCAACAAGGGTAGTTGTTGCGTCAGGCAATGTCACCACACGGCCTGCGGTGGATACCGCATCAAGCAAAGTAACTGCACTAGCAGCCGAGCCTGAACTTCTAAAGCGAATGCCTTTGTTAAAGTCTGTGCCGTCGCTGATTGTGACAAGGCCCGTGCCTTTAGGCTGAATGTGCAGGCCAATGTTTGCGCTTGCGCCATCGGCATAGAGATGAAGTGGAACACCTACACCAATGCCGTTTTTAGCAACCAAATAATCAACAGCAGATGTTGTAGGCGACAGGCCAAGAATCTGTGCGTTGTTGGTGTCGTTGATCTGATTTAAGATTGGCGCTGTGATTGTTGGCGACGTAGCAAACACCGCTACGCCAGAGCCAGTTTCATCTGTCAAAGCCGTGCGCAGTTGGGCGGATGTAAACGAACCTAGTGATGTAGCATTACCAACACTGGTCACAGCACCCGTCAAATTGGCGTTTGTGATAGCAGAGCCTGCTGTCAAACCAACTGCTGTACCCGTTGCGTTTGTTGCGACTAGGAATGTGGGTGTGCCCAAATCAGGCGCTACCAAAACAGGAGCATTGGCAAACACCAGTGAGCCTGTGCCCGTCTCATCTGTTACTGCCGTACGCAAGTTAGCAGATGAAGGTGTGCCTAAGAATGTGGCGATGCCCGCACCTAAACCAGCCACGCCAGAGGCAATTGGCAGGCCAGTGGCGTTGATTAAGTCAGCTTGGCCAACAGTGCCCAATGTGGGGTTGGTCATTACAGGGCTTGTGAACAGGCCCGTGACAGTGACTTGCTTGGTTGTTGTGCCTTGGACTAACGGTATATCCTCCGTCCCCGTCAAGGGCGTTGTGGCCAAAGGGAGTTGGGTGATTTTTACGTTAGCCATCGTGTTTACTCGTAAGAAATGGTTGCAGAGACAGTGCCGCTGATCACAACGTAGATGCCTTTGTTCACAAACAAACCTTGAAAGAAGTTGTGCATTGTGTTTCCGGTGGGCGTAAACGTCGCCAAAACCACGGGGTCAGACGCGCTAGAAGCAGATGAGTCATAGACCGTGATAGTGGGCGTGCTAGAAGCGCTGCTCACAAAAATACCGTTGAGTTTGCCAGCGTCGCGTTTGATTTGGGCGGTGGCTGTAATGGCGGTGTAGTTAGACATGGTGGCTCCTTATGCCAAGAAACGAAGTTTGTATAAAGTTCGGAGATAAACTTCGATGATATTATCAATCAATTGTTGTAAGGTTGTATCACTTTTATCGCACACTTCATACCGTGCGGCCTCAACTTGAGCGAGTGAGTCTTCTAAAAACTCAATGATATTGGTTGTTTTTTTAGGCGAATTCAAAGTAATTGGCCCAATAAGACCATGCCTGCCTTGATAGGTTTCAGCAAAATCATCAGCTACGCCAATAATGCGATCATAGAAAATGTTAAGGGCTTGATGCTTAGAGTAACTGCGGGTGTTCAGGTGAACACTGTGCGCTACGTCTCTAGCCAGAAACAATAAACCTAAAAAATCAGCGGCTTTCATTGTGGCATTCCTTGTGGGGGCATCATTTCTTCAGCTTCACGAACAGATGGCATCATCATAACTTGTGACTCCATGGCCGCAGCCACCACGCCCATGGCAATGTCTTGGATTTGTTCTTCAGTCATGCCAGCTTGGACTGCTGAAATACGTTTGGTTTCTGCGTCGTATGCTTTGATCTGAGCCTCAAACTCTTTGCGTTCCATGTCTTGCATTTCCATGGACTGCTGCACGTTTTGAAGCATGCTGTGCATTTGCTCCATCTCTTGCCCCATGGCTTGAATCTGTTGCTGGGCTGCCTGCAATGCTGGGTCTTCGTCGCCGTCTTCCAAGAACTTAGGATCAATGGTCTTTTGGAATCGCTTGGCCATCTCTTGTGCGCCAGGCCAGTCCATGTTCTTCACAAACAAGTCACCCGCAACAGACCACAGTTGAGGATTACCCTGAAGCAGTTGAGCCATGGCCTCCAATGCTTCTTGGCGTTTGGTTGCGTAGCCTGGGCCTGTTGTGGCCACCACGTCGTACTTACCGACGCCGGGGTTGTAGATTTTCTCTATGACAATACCCTGTTCATCCACAATCTTCTTGACTGGCTCCTGTTGTTCAGGATTGATCTTGACCATCTTCGTCTCGCCGTCTTCACCAATAATTCGAGCGATACGTTGTGTGTCGTAAATCTTAGGAATTAAGTCGACAAGTTGACGTGCAACGTGCCTTACTGCACGAGTCAGGTTGTCACCGTAGTGATAAGTTCCAACATCACCTTCGCGCTGACGGGCAAGAATTGCTCTACCAGAACGCTCGTTAGAACCCATGCCAAGACTTGCGTTGTACTGGCCAGTTGTGGATTTAATGTCTTCGGATGCACCAGCTTTGGCTTGTAATAAACCACTTGAGGCCATTGGCGGTTGCGCCCTCTGGGGTAAAGGCAGAACTGCACCTTGTCCATCAGTCACATCAGGATTAACTTCAAGATACGGCCAGTTATTCGTATTAGCCGTTTTCCACTTGTCTTCGTAGCCTTCAAACTGGCCGCCGTAGCCAATAAACGGTGCTTTAGGCGCCAAAGCCAGCATTTCAGCTTCTTGGCTGACCCAATAGTTGTACATTCTTTGAGCGTCTTTGGCGTTACGCACTAGGCCGCTGACGTATAACCTACCGTCGACCTCAAATTCGTTACCAACTACGCGAATGACGGGAATCCACTTGCCTGCCCAATCGTTTTGTTCAAGAATCTCATACCCGTTAATCTTGCAATACTTGACTTTAGGGTTGACCGACTCGCGTGTGCGTTTGGGCTTGCCGTAGATCATCTTGAACTGCTTGTCTTCAACCGTACCCTCAAAGGCAGTCTGCCCGCCAGGGTACATGTTCAGCTTGGCTTTTTCGTAGTCAATGTAGTAATAACTTGCAATGCGAACAGTGTCTTCGTTTAACCAATTACTGATTGATTGATCGCCTACACCTAAAGACTGCAAAGTCGAAATAGGCGCAGCGTCTGGGTATTGACGCTCGTACTCAGCTTTGGTCAGGTCTTCAGTGATAAAGCAATACTTAGCGTCCGCACCCGTTGGGTCTTGAATCAGGGGATCCATATAAACCGAAAATGAGTTACGAATGCGGCCAATCTTGATGTCTTGATCAAACGTGTTGGGTTCGCAATACTCGGTCATCAGGGTGATGTAACCCTCACCGTAAGCCACTTGATTCTCGCAGGCGGTGTCATAAGCTACGTCCGCATCAGAGATGTACTCAATGTGGCGAATCATGCCGTTAAAGATTTCCGCAACCTGAACGTCAGCGTAGTCGTCAACGGGAATGACTTTAGCGCCTGGTCTATTCTGACGCATGTCATTCGTCACCTGACGAACGTGCTGTGGAAGTTTGTTAATCGTTAGAGTAGGACGGGCGTTAATCGTTTGACCCTGCACCGCACCACGGGTGGCCAATACGTCAGCAGGCCACTGCCAGTGGTTATCTGGTGATCCAGCGTAAAACCGTAAGTCGTCGATTTCGTCTTCGCGACTTTCCGCAAGGGCAGAAACAGCCATGTCCAAACGTGCGCGTGCGACGGTCAGTATGTCAGAGTCACTCTTTGGGGGTTTGCCACCAGCTGCTACATTCGCAGCGGCAACCATGCCTGTTGGGTCTGCCATGTTATTTCTTCTTTGCTTTTGAGGCTTCGCGCTTGACCGAATAAGCTATTGCCACCGCCTGTTTAACGGGCTTGCCGGCTTTGACTTCAGCTTTGATGTTCTTGCGGAAGGCTTCGGGTGATTTAGATTTGACCAACGGCATGATTATTTCTTTTTCGCAGTTTTGGCTGATTCTTTGAACGCTTTGGCAGTAGGCGCGTTCTTGCTGCCAGGCTTGTTCATTTTCTCTTTAGAACCAGCGGCGATACGAGCCTGTTTTGCGTGAATGTTGGCATAAAGTCCGGGCTTTTTCATACTAACACTTCCATCGTTTAAGAGCTGCTTTAGCGCGTTCACCGTCTTTGGCGTTGGCCGCTACTGCGCCCATTCTTGCACAAAATGAATCTTTACGGCCTTGGTCTGCTTTGGTCTTAGGATTAGGCGCTGGCGCCTTAAGGTTTGAGCCAGTCTCGCGGTTGTACTTCTCACGCCCTTTGGCAGTCAAGCCAGCACCTTTGCTGGTGGGCAGTTTCTCACCGCGACCGACAGATAATGAGACTTTTTTCACCATCACGACCCCATCCAAGAAGTTGCAACCACGCTTCGATCTGAATACATGCGGCGCGGCGTGGGATCACGCGCCTCACGGTGGGCCACAGGGTAGGCAAACGTCACACAAATCGCGTCTGCCGCGTCTGGTGAGGCCAAGCCCCGCGCTTTCATGTCCTTTTTCGACTCTAAGAAGATTGTACCCTTAGAGTCGGGCTTCATCATAGGCGAAATTAGATCAGTTTTAAGAAATCTGTCAAGCGGAATCGACGCCCCTTTGAGCCAATCTTTCATCGCGCCCCACATTTCGGCTCTTTTGTTGCCGTACATGATGGGATTCTTAGACTTAGTACCAAAGTTAATGCCCTTGACCTTGTAGCGCTGCTCTTTTAAACGGTCAACAATGCCGGCGCCCAGGCCGCCTTCGTCAATCACGACCAAAGTCGGCTTGTATTCCTCTATCACGTCAATCACATGGCCAACTACGGTCATGGTGTCGTCGCCTCTGTGTCTGCGGATGCTAACTATATCCCGTCCTTGCCTAACCGCAATGACCGTCGCGTCAGCGCCGAACCGTGCGGGGTCGACACCGATGACAATCGGGGCGCTTAGGTCTTTGTACGCCGGCCTTTTCATTGCGTCGTCTACTAATAACGCCGATATGAACTGATCGTCACCTTCAGACGGGAACTGACCGTACACCTCAACGTGTGCCTGCGCTGAGTCTGGGCCATACTCGTCAATGATCTGCTGGTACACCTGTTTGTCCGTACCCTCAACCGTGCGGGCGTCCACCACCTTGGTTGACCAGAACTCCCGCTTGCTGTTAAACGCTTCGTAAAAGTACCCCGTGTTGCGCCGTGGGTTAGAGAACGCCATCCAGAACCTGTTAGGCGTATTTTCCGTGAAAAATCCGCTTGTGACCGCCCAGATGCTGTCGTCAATACCTGACGCTTCGTCAAACACCACCAGCACACCGTCGAAGTTGTGTACGCCAGCGTACGCGTCGGGATTCTCCGCTGACCACAGCCGCCCCTCGACGCCCCAGTAGCGTGTGCCCTTCTTAAGATCACGCTCGACCAATTCGGTGAGCCACTTGGCCGGCATGAGCCTGGTGGCCGAGACTTCAAACCAATGGCTGTTAAGCGCCATTGCTAACCACTTGGTTATCTCGGCCCAAGTGACACTGCGCAGCTGTGATTCACTGTTAGCCGAAATGATGGTCGTCGAACCAATCCGCGTGGATAGCATCCAGATGGTAATCCATGACACTAACGCAGACTTACCAATACCACGTCCGCTACTGACGGCGCTTCTCAGCGTGTCGTAATCTAGTTTGCCGTTGTTTTGTTTGATGTGGTCGGTGATTTGCTGCAAAACCTCACGCTGCCATTTGCGTGGGCCAGTAAAGTGTTCCAATGGCGTGCCTGCTTGACCCCAAGGAAACGCAAACATCACAAACGCCAGTGGGTTGTCCTTGATGGCTGGCGCCCACAGACGCGCCATGAGTTCCTGTTCGTCTTCAGCGCTGTATATGGTCGATTGCATTTTGCTCCTTGGCCTGTACGTCGATCACATCTAGCCTCTTGGCCGCTTCGGCCAGCGCGCCTGTGATGGATATGCGCTGGTCCACCTCAACAGATATAGCTTGCTTGGCCACCCAGCCGTGTTGATGCTTCAAGACTTCTAGCGCCATCTTAGCGTCGCCTTGAAGGGCTGCGCCTCTGACAATGTTGGCCATCTCTATTTCAGCGTCGGCTTTGCCTTTTTGCGCAGCCATCTCCACAACAGGATCAAGTTGCGTAAGTTGTCGGTATTCGGTGGGGAGCATGCCGGCGGCTAAGGCTAGCGTGTCGCCTTTGAGGCCAAGTTTGGCGGCGTCGTACACCGCCTTTAAGCGCGACTCTGTCGCTTGCACATTGCGCGGTGTGAATGGGATTGAATAGAACATAGGCTCTCCATGCTAATTGCACGTAGCTTTTAGTTTACAACAAAAAATAAAAATTGTTCACGGCCCGTACGTTTTTGTTGGCCCATTGCCGCCGGCCCTGCCCTACCCCTACTGGCTGTAGGGTCATTGCATAATGCGACCGGCCGCCGGCCTTAGGTCATTTGGGTCATTTGGGTCACGGTTTTAAATTGCAAGCTGGCGCCAGTGGCCATTGTCATTGGGTCATTTGGGTCATTTGTTTTTTGTTGACCCAAATGACCCAAAAAGCGCAGATCTGGCGCCCAGGGAATTCCCCGGCTTTGGGTCATTTGGGTCATTTTGTCACGCTGCAAAAATCGACGCGGGTAGAGTTGTCCACATGGCGTTACACTGTCTTTATATACAGTATATAAATTATTGATGTTATCTATAAACAATGACCCAAATGACCTAAAACACAATGCTTTCCAATATTGGCGGGCGCTGGCGCTTAGGTCATCGCAGCGCGAATGCATAACCTAAGCGCGACCCAAATGACCCAAAACTATGCAAGTTTTGCATAGTTGCAAATAAATGCTTGACAGTGTAAATAATTCCCTTACAATAGCTACACTGGCAAACGAAAAGCCGGTATCAACTAACCTAAGGACCAAAATGACTAAATCTGAAATTCGCGAATTGCAATTGATTACAAAATACCGCGCAGCCGGCTTAGGTCCGGACTATGTGGCGCGCGCTATATCTGCGCTCATTCGCTGCGCTCGCAGCCAAAAAAGCGCCGAAGCGTTGCGCGCTCATGCGCTGGCATTCGGTGTGACAAATCATCCTGAATTTATTGTTTAACTAAACCGGCCGGCGCAAAGCCGGCCAATAACATAAAGGCAAAACAACATGAAAAAAGCATTATTAGATCTATTGGCCGTGGCCATTATCGCGGCCGCGCTCACTGTCGGCGCCCTGGCTTATTTTGACATATTGGTAAAATAACATGCAAGTACATCTCACACTCAAAAGCGCGAACGTCAAAACCGGCCCAATTCCAGTGTCAACGACGGAGCGCGACAGTTGCCCAGCCGATTGCAAAATGAAGGCCGAATGCTACGCAGCCAGTGGGCCACTGGCGCTACACTGGGCCGCCGTATCCATGAAAACGCGCGGCACGTCCTGGGAAGAGTTTTGCAGCACAATCGCGCGCTTACCCGACAATCAAATTTGGCGCCACAATCAAGCTGGCGATCTACCCCAGCAAAACGGCACAATTGACCCGGTTAAGCTGGGCCAACTTGTCGCGGCCAATAAAGATAAACGCGGGTTTACTTATTCGCATCATCGCGACG